TCATTCTCTTTCCTCCCATGCGTTAACCAACTAAATATTTATTTTGCTTTTGCATATTATGTAAAGCTTGCGTACTGTAAGCATAAGCCAACATGCAGCCAGTGATGCCAACCACCACAAGTAAAGCAATAGAAGCTAAATCATGTTTGATTTTCTGTATACGATTTCTTTTTAAGTATCTGTTCATCTCTCTTCTCCCGTTAAAGAGGCTTTCGCCTCTATTTCAGACCTTTTAATTTGCTTTGAACATAAAATAATAATTCTTTGCCGTCATTACAAAAACCTGCAAACGTCATGATATCTTGATTGCGATAAAATTGTTGATTTTGGATTCTGCTAAGAACATTTAATAAAGCTTGCTGTTGATTGTCGCTATAAAAAGCTGGCCACACTTGTTCGCTTATCTCTACATATACTTGATTCATTTCTCTTCTCCCGTAAATAATCTTTGCTCAATGTAATGACGACATTATATCAGTTATGCGACAGTTGTCAATAGGCTGAACGAAAATAAATCAAAAGAGAACACACACCAACGCATAAATAAATTATACGCACGCACGAGAGAGACAATCCCCTAAGCATAATCAGTGATGAGCTGAGTAATGATTGACCTGATGAACAAAAAGTTAAATTTTCATACAGATTGGAAGCCTTGGGGAGGGGTTCGGGTTTCAGTCGGGGTAGGGTGATCCGGTGGGCTAGAACTCTGAGTATTGTCCGACCAGTCCCTTTTTTACCTGCCCACAAAACAATCAAAAATTATTAGGGTTAATCAGGAATACATCCCCATTTCCCTACCACTCGCCACCATCAAGGTAGCCCCCTAGCTTATACTGTAGCCTCTACCACTCGACACTATACTTCATCTGCCCCTGTGGGATATCATACAGGCGACGATAATTGATGGAGAGGTACATGCGTGATTGGATGGAATGGTACGAAGATATAACGCACTGCATTAAAAACAGGGACGGCTACCACAACTTTATTCCCTATAACTTTGTTTTAAGCCAATTTACTAAACAAGCAACAGGGCTGGTTTGCTCCCATTGCTTGCAGTTAGTTGAAATGAAGGACGTTCAAGAGTGCAACAGTGCTCTTAGCTCTTCAGATATTTCTGATAATGTTTAATAGATTGCTCTTTCTCAGCTTTGCCTAAAGGAGTGTTATAATATTTTTTGTAATACTCCCAAACGGCATCAATATTTTTATGGTCTGGTATGGGCGCTTTGACTCTGCGGTAATGCAATCTAGCCATAGCGGTTGCGTACTGTAGGTCATAAATCATACGCTCAGGTAAAGGCATGGAAGTCACATTAAAGTTTAGTGCTAACATGTTTACTAGATGACCCTGGTTTTTAATATAGTTCTGCCAAATATCAGTGTATGTGTTAGGCTCCATCTGATAAATTCCAAGCGCCGGACCTTTGATTTGCTTCAAGTAAGTTCCGCCCAACGACTCACACGCACAAGTAAAGACAAGTAATTCCTCCGCATCTGTGCTATACATTTGTAACTTATCTAATGATGGTTTAATAATTAACTCTCTGAGTTGTTTAATATCAATCATTTGTAACCCTTTTAAAATTTAGACATAATGAGTTTAAAGGAGAATCTAAAAATGACAAAATTAGACCCTAAAAAGATTTACGAACAAGCTAAAAAGAACATTAGTGGCAAAGTTTATGATGAAAAGAAACATTGCCTGATGGTGCTAGAAATTATTGGTAATGGCGGTTCTGTTGCAGAATTTTGCGTAGAAGCGTTAATATCTGACTCAACATTTTATTACTGGCGAAAGAAGCATCAAATATTTGACGAATGTTCTCGTATAGCCGTTAATTTTGCCCAAATGTTGTGGGAACGTGAGGGTGAAGCTAATGCTGATAACCCAGACTTCAATTGGAGATTCTGGGAAGGTGTTGGCACATCAAGATTCTTTTACAATAAACAAGGTCGAGTAAGAATTAACGTTGATGAGAGTGCTGACCCACACGTACAGTATCAGCAACTACTTAAACAAGCTTCTGAGGGTGATTTAAGCGCTTCTGAAATAAAACAATTGATGGAGTCTATCAATATTGGTATTCGTGCTTATGAAAGCTTCAAACTGCAACAAGAAGTTGATAAGATGAAAGAAGATTTAGCAAAAATGAACTTGGAAAATGGCGACAATATTATCCCAATTAAAGACGCTTCGTAAGCAAATTAAAATTCCTCATCGGATTAAATTTGTTGATAGGGTAATACATCCGTCTGAATTTCAAGAAAAAGTAATCTATGTACACATTTGGATATAGGGGATTAATATGAGTTGGTTATCAAAAGGTTTAAAAAAACTAGAGGGCGCAGTAGCAAGTGTAATTCCACATCAGACTGCTGCTGAAAGACGAATGAAGTCAGATGCTATCAATTCGTATTATCAGCAAAAAGAAGCTGCTATTGCCGAACAAGCACGAATTAGTGGCGAAAAAGAATCCGAAAGAAGAGCAATCCAAGAAAAAACAATTCGTAGTATGCGCAGACGTTACCGTTCTGCTGGATTTATGCAACCTATGAGTGACATGGGTACACAAGAAAAATTAGGATAAAACATGGCTGACAGACTAGTAGACCAATTTAAGCAGCGCTACAACCGTGCAATGCAGATAAGCTATCTTTGGGCTAGTCTGCATGAGGCTTGTTATTTTTATGCTATACCAAACCGCAATCGATTCTGGCGACCAAAAGAACAACAAGGCGAAGCAAAAGGTACCCGTGTTTATGACACAACAGCCATTGAAGCCACAAAGACTTTTGTTAGTAAACTCCATACTGCAATGACCCCACCTCAGACGCAATGGGGTTTTCTAACAATTGACCCAGAATTTGATGAAGATGACGCAGGAATAAGTCGAGATGATGCTCAGCGTTTGCTCAATGACTACATGCGCAAACTGTTTGATTACATCCACGACTCTAATTTTGATGTTATTATCAATGAATGTTATTTTGATTTATCTGTAGGCACATCATGTTTAGTAATCAACCAATACACTGACGAACAACCATTGTTATTCACTTCAATTCCGATGGATAAGCTAGCCATTGAAGAAGCAATGACTGGCAAGATTGAATCTTGGTATCGCAACTGGGAAGATGTCAAAGCTAATGAGATTACTGTTCGCTGGTCAAAGGCAGTATTACCACAAGAACTAATCAGAGAAATTAAAAATAATCCTGACTATACAATCAAAAAAGTTTACGAGGGGGTAATGTATAACCCTCAACGTGATAAGAAATATCAATATGTTGTCTGCTCAGATAATGATATTTTCTACACCGAAGACTTTGAAGTTAATCCCGGAATTGTTTGGCGTTTTCAAAAAACAAATGCTGATACATATGGCCGTGGACCAGTAATGGATGCTTTACCATCTATCATCAGTTTAAACGAATTAGCTCGTATTGAACTTGCTGCTGCTAACTTAAATACATTCAAGCCATACATGGCATTTAACGATGCGACATTCAATCCAAATACATTTAAATTACAACCAATGACGATTATTCCAATTGCTCCACTAGGAAGCTCAGGACAACCGCCATTGATTCCATTGCCCGACACATCTAATCCTCAATTTAGCCAATTGACGATACAAGATTTGCGTATGCAGATTCGGAGTTTGTTGTTTGCAGATTCTTTGATTCCAACTGACACTAAACAGCCTGTAAGCGCAACTCAAATCATGATACAAAACCAAACCTTGGCAGAACGTATCGGGCCTTTATTTAGTCGTTTACAACAAGAATTCTTGTGGCCAGTAATCGAAAGATGTAGTTACATCCTCGATAAAATGGGCTTATTACCCTATCCACAAATAGATAGAAAGATGATATCATTTGTGTATCGGTCGCCACTAGCTTTAGCGAAAGGACAGGAACAGATTGCTAGGTTTACTCAGTTCTTCCAATTGCTGCAAGGTATAAGCGGACCAGAAGCTGCTCAAATTTTTATTAATCCAATGGAGTATCCATACTTGTTAGCTGATTTAATGCAAATCGATAACAGGTTATTAAATGCTCCGGCAGAAGTTGCGCAGGTCATGCAAGATCAGCAAAACAAAAGAAATGAACAGCAAATGATGATGGAACAACAGGCTCAACAGGCCCCACTACCACAGGTGTAAAATGACTGAACATAATCCACATATCGAACCACAGAATTATTATGAAAACTATACAACAGCAGAAAGCCAGCAATCAGGCACCCCACTTGATGAACTCTGTTGGAATGTATTCAATACAACTGACGGGAAAAAACTTTTAGAAATTATCAAAGAAAAATTTTTAATCGCTCCAACTCCCGGCCCAGTTGATGAAAAATACCCCCACATGTGTGTATTCTATGAAGGTTATCGTGAAGCTTTAAGACAGATTCTTGGTAGCGTGCAAAGCTATCAAGCGAGAAAAGATCACGAGGCTAAACAGGCAGGTGTTTAATGAGTTTTGATACTATCTCTGCAACAGTTGAAGACATGGCAGCACAAGATGCCGCTTTATCAAATACTCCAGAACCATCTTGGTGGCTTGATGACAATACTCCCGGTGTCGGTGAACGCCCTGACTGGTTGCCAAGCCAGTTTAAAAAAGCGTCTGATGTAGCTAAGTCTTATGCTGAATTACAAAAACGTTTTGGTGAAGCGCCCAATGAATATTCATGGGAGGCTGGCAAAGGATGGATTGAGCCCGACTATGAGCCATTCCAAGAATTAGCGCAATTTGCTAAATCCAAAAGAGTACCACAAGATGTAATGGATAAAATGCTAAGCACCGTAGGAAAGTACCTTGATGAATTTGGCATAGATTACGAGGCTGAAAAAGCTGCTCTTGGTGAGAACGCTGACCAGAGACTGGATGTATTAAACAACTGGGCTAAAAGCAACTTATCGGGATCAGCATTTCATGCACTCACCAGCAACTTAAGAACCGCTGATGCTGTATTGGCACTAGAAGAATTGAGGTCAAAAATGTTAGGACAAAATACAATGATACCCGGCAACGAGCAGGCTCAATCTGATGGAATTTATAATCTTGAAGATTTACAAGCAGAGCTAACCAATAATATTGGCCGTTACAAAACAGATGCTCGATACAGAAAAGAAATTACCGAAAAGATTGAAAGATTGCAAAACAACAAATAAATCTTTATTATAAATACAAGTGTCCAGTTTTCTGGTAAGTTGGATAACTTGTATTTAACCCGGCCCGAAAGGATAACCAGAACAAAATTACAAGCCCAATTTAAAACGAGTTGTTTTCTTTAACTTTTTTTAAGGGGCATAAAATGTCTACATCTTTAACTAATGTGCAACAGATTGAGTTCGATGCACTTGTAAAAGCAGAATACCGTTCGCAAGGTTTCTTACTCCGTGATTCAGTACGTATGAAATATGACGTTATTGGTGCGCAAGTAGAATTCCGCAAAGTAAACCAAGTTATCTCTGTACCAACCGCTTATTTAGCTGCTGTTACCATTCAAGATCCTGGTTACAACAAAGCATTATGTACTTTACAAAAATACACCACGCCAACCGCAGTGGACGAAGTACAAGAACTAACCGTAAACTTTGACGCTAAAATGGAAAACGCCATGTTAGTTGCTCAAGCTATGGGTAGACGTTCTGACCAAATCACCATCGATGCAATTACCGCTGACGTTGGCGATACCATTCCTGCTGGTGGAACTAACTTCAACTACGAAAAATTCACACAATGTTTAGAGTTCTTTGACAACAATGCCGTTCCTCTAGCAGAGCGTTTTGTTGCAATGTCTGCTAACAACTTCAAATCATTGATGCAAGATGATCAATTCGTTTCTACATTCTACACCAAGAATGACGTAATTGACCGTGCACGCATTCGTGAATACTTAGGATTTAACGTAGTCGTTATTCCTCAGATGACAGAAGGTGGCTTGCAAAAAGTTGGTAACATCCGTACCGCATTAGCATGGCACAAAATGTCTACCGGTATGGGTATCGGCATGAACTTCCGTACCGAAATCAACTACATTCCACAGAACACTTCTTACTTAGTAAATGGTGTATTCTCTGCTGGCGCTGTAGTAATTGATAACCGTGGTACGTTAGCAATCGAATGTGACGAAACAGCCTAATAAGGGGAATTAACATGGCTTTTAATGATTCAAGATTTACTCGCCAAACATTGGCGTTTAACAGCGGTCGAGTGACTATTGATGGTCCAGCATTTACAAACGGCCCAGCGCTGTTTTCGTATGCCTCATCTACTGATGCAATCGCTACTGTAACTGCTGCCAATTACTTTGCTCCTGTAGTTTATGATTTAGCAGTTGGCGACTTAATTTTTATCGATGCATCTGATGCTGACGGTATTTATTTAGTTGATGCTGTTGACCGTGATGCTGGAACAGTTAGCGTTGTTTCATATGGTCCTGCTGGTGCAATTGGAACTGCTAACCTACAAGATGGTGCAGTAACCGCATTAAAATTAGCAAGTGACGCTGTTACTACCGCTAAAATTTTAAATGCTAACGTAACTTTAGCAAAATTGGCTTCTGGCATTGCTCCAAGTCATATTGTTAAATACGCTGGTACTTCTGCTTATGCAGGCGGCGGAACATCAGTTGCTATTACTGTAACTGGCGTTGCAGCAACTGATTTAGTATTTGCTCAAATTCAAGCAAGCACTAACGCTGTATCAGTTGTTAAAGTAGTTCCTACATTAAATACAATTACAGTTCATTTTAGTGCAGACCCGGGCGCAGCTACAACCGTCCAATATCAAGCATTAAGAGCTGCTAGCTAATAGGAGAACGGGCCATGATTACAAAGACCTCCATTATTTCTAATGCGGTCACACAATTGGGTCATGCGCCCGTTGTCTCGCTGATAGACCAAGATGAACTTGTTGTAGCTGCTGAACAAGCTTTTGATATGCTACTACCTAGCAAATTAGCAGAGGGTAATTGGAGATTTGCAACTAAGATCGAGCAATTATCTCAATTGGTTGAAATTGTTCCACCTCCGTACAAATATGCATTTCAACTTCCAAGCGGGTGGCTAAAAGTTCTTAAGGTGTATCCTAATGTTTATGACTGGAATATATTCAACAATGATAGAATATATACATTCCAGCAAGGCCCATGGTGGATGGAATACGTCTTCCAACCTGACGTGTCTCGATTACCAGCGCATT